ACAAGAGGCGCGTCCCATGGCCGACAAAATTATTGAGATTGGTCTTGCGCCAGTGGAAGAGTATTATGGCTCTGAAGTTATGTTACACTACCCAGGTTTATACGCGGGTTCAACAGATTTGGTTTGCTTACATAATAGCAAAGAAACTATTGTTGACTTCAAACAAAGTAATCGTCCGAAAAGGGAAGAATGGATCGAAGACTATTACTTACAGATTGCCATGTACGCAATGGCCCACGACTACGTCTACGGCAGTAAAATCGAACAAGGAGTTATCATGGTCTGCACGCCTGACCTATATTATCAAGAATTCAAAACAGAAGGTGCAAGCCTTCGAGCCTGGAAACACAAGGCATTGAAACGAATCAACATGTACAATGAGTTAATACATGATGAGAAAGAAAGAACAACACCAATGAACCCGGAGGATTTTTTTAATGGAGCGTGAAGTATCAGGATACTACTATGACGGTGAAAAGTCATGGATTTTATACAAAGATGAGTACGGTAATGAAACAATGGAGGAATGGAAAGATGAATCAGAAACTTAGAATCGTTCTAAAGAAGCGATATGAAGCAGAGATAGAAGACGCTAAATACAAGATAAAATGTTATAGCGAACATGAGTTGGTAATACCAGAACACCCTGACATTACAGCAGAGGTCGATAAGTTGTTAATGAAAATGGCTGAAGCTGAAGATAAATTGGCAGTAATGCGTCAACATTATGACGAAAATGTGTCAGATAAGCAGATATTATAGCCAGTGTATATGTATGGTAAAAAAAATAAAAAAATAAAAAAAAATCATCGAAAAAAAAGTGTCTTTTTGTCACTTTGGTCTAGAAGTGTTGGTATATATGACTTTAGGGTAGACACTTTTTGATAAAAAAAAGTGTCATGTGACAGAAAATAGTGTCACCTAAAGCATAATCTCAGTTTGCCTATGCGCGCGCGATACAAAAAACTAGAAAAACTGATTTTTTTTAGATACATATACAAATATGAAATCCAAGAGAAAATCCAGACGAATTAACAGCTACACTAAACCAAAGACTGTTAAACAACATGTGCCATTTCCATACAAGCGTGTGCGAATTGATTGGATTGATATCATCACTGAGGGCGGTTGGGGTTCTGAGAAGGAGTTTAAAGATATGAAACTAGCTACACCTGTAAGTGAAGGTTGGTTGTTTAGTAAGGATGAGGACACTGTAAGAATCTTTGCTGGTTATGATGTGGAAGCTGATGGCTCTATTCACTTTTCTGAGCGGTCGGTTTTTCCAACTTCTTGTGTGAAGAAGATAACTCGGATTCATTAATATCTTGTGACTCACCGTCAACAACATCATCAGACAATAGAGCTCCGTAATCGTCTTCAATTTGTTTCATTTTTGCTTCTAGTTGTTCCTCTGACATGTCTTCTAATTTTCCATGTTTTATTATTTTTCTGTCTATGTATAATCCTGCTGCCTTGCCTCGATTCGTTTCAGCGTTCACTGCTGCTGAGAAAGAGCTTTTTTTTAAGGCGGCGGTTTTAATTCTTGCTAACTCTGCAATGTGGTTTTCGTAAGTCACTCCAAATTTAAGATCTCTTTCTTGTTCTAATTGGTCTTTGTATCTTACCACTAATGGTGATAGCCTGGGGTTAGTTAACTCTGATCCCTCTTCCATACATCGTTTAGGAGAATAGCCAGCTAATTCAGCTGCCTCTTTTTTGTTAACGGGGCCATCAGGTCCGCCAAATACTAAAAATTGGCAGAATCTCTTTTGCATTTCTGTAAGTCTTTTTGGTAATCCCATATTGACAATTTAAGGTAAGTGTCCTATAAAGTCAATACTATGAAAGATAAGCGAACATACAAAAACCTGAAAGAACATGGAGAAGATATGAGTCATGAAAATGAAAGCAAAGTAAAACCTCGTGAAGATAGAGGTCCTTTAGATCTAACTTTATTAACAGATCAATATAAAGCTGATTTAAAAAAATACCAAGACAGAGAGTCTATATACATTCAAACTAAGAATCAATTAGATGGTACCAAAGCCATCGTAATGGAGATGGCTGGTACCATCAGAGAAGTACATACTCAAAATGAAAACTTGAGAAAAGAAATAGATAGACTTAATGAAGAGATTCAACTATTAGAGATGCAGATAAAAAAATAATGCGAGTCCAAGACTTACAAGAATTTTTATCTAAATTCACAGAAGCTAAAAATGATGGCAGTAGACAAGGTAATGCTATTTCTAATGCAATCGTAATGGTAGAAGTAAACGGTTATTTAGAAAAGGTTACTAAGATGGAAGTACACGAACACAACACACCAATTGTAGGACACAAAGGTCATAGTGCACATCGTCTTGTATTAAAAACAACTAAAAAATCTAATTTTATTATACCTCCAAAACTGCAATATTAAACGTTGTGGTTACCTTGAAAAACATATGGGCCCAGAGGCAAAATTCTATCAACAAATTAAAAGAAATTTTAAGTCATTATCGCTTATTCGAATTGAAAACAGTAGCTTACTTGGCACTCCTGATCTATTGGTCTGCAATACTTCTGGGAACTTTTGCACTTTAGAACTTAAGGTAAGTAAAGGTAAGAAAATCCGATTTTCGCCACACCAAATTGCCTTCCATAAACGTCATCCTAACAATACATTTATCATGGTAAAGGCCCTTGGTCCTTTACCCAAGAAAACTTTTTCAATATCCATGTACCGTGGCTCAAAGATCTCTGAGCTTGCAGCTTGTGGCTTGACGCTTGAAGCTTGCTGCCTGGGGCTTGACGCTTGTCGCCTGATGCTGGAACAGGTTGGTTCGAAAGCTTGACGCCTGCAGCTTGAGGCTTGAAGCTTGTTGCTTGAGGCCCGGACCAGATGCACGCCGCGCCGAAGCCGTCGCAACCCTGGGGCTAATGATCTGATCCGAATTTGAGACTGAGCGTCCGGGCTTATCTAGAATCCTCTGGAGCTCCTGTTGAGTCTCTTTATTACGCTTGCGTAATTCTTTATAATATTTTGGGTGTCTAAACATTTTAATGTTTACCGTATGAAATTGTTTTAATTGTGGCGTCCCAGCATGCCCGGCAATCCTTGCATTCATTGTTTTGTTTTGGCGCTGGACATGTAGCGCCACCTGTCACCACCTCCGAAGAGTTGGGCCACGACTGAGGCGCCCGCTGGTCTACCATGGGCGCGCTGAATCGTATGACTAAATTGTTGGGCTTGTCCTGAAGATGGTCCTTGACCCATGCTTCACGTGTAGGCATCCAATGTTTTTTTGTAGGTGTTAATCTACAGACTTCATAAATTTTATTTAAATGATTTAAATCTTGTACGTCGCCGCTGTCATGCCATCTAAACACGTCGGGCTTTTTGCTGTTGATCAGGTGTGCCATTGCCTGGACCCAGTCCGAGCTCTTGATGGCCTCGAGTCTTCGATACTGTGCATCTTGCACAACCTTGAAAACGTAACAACCTTTGAGCGCGTAACAGTCAAAGCACACAGAGCCCGGGACCTTCTGGAGCTTGCCGCCAGTCTTGCATTCTTTGGCAGGTAAACCTATTGACCAGCCCGGCATCTTTGATGGCTTGCTTAAGCTCCCGCCTATTATTTTAAGTGCTTCTTTTGTTTGCATATATCCTTTATAATCCCATAATTTAATCTTGTCAAGCTTGCCGCCTGAAGCTTGCAGCTTGCAGCTTCTTTTTTATATCCATTGGCCGCGAGCCAGCGCCAGTGATTTATTAAAATCACTGGGCTTTCAATTCTTCTACTCACCTATGGTCTCCTTCTCCCATCTCTTTTTAGATTCTTCTTGGTCCTTCTTCACCAGCCGCAGAACTTCTTCCAAAGCATTAGCTATACGCTGTAATTGCACCGCGCACAAAAAATCATTGTCTGAGTCATCCGGGGCATTATTAACTTTATCTTCTAAGTCTTGTATTTCTTTTAAGTTTTCCATTCCTTCATTCATAATTATTCCTTTCTAAATTTATCCTATCATATCCTGGACCAGCTGTCAAGCTTGAAGCCTGAAGCTTGCCGACCAGTGAGGCTGTCCGGAATTAGTACACCCTCTCACTGATCCCAGGTCCTATATGCATTTTACTTTATCGATCGACACATAGGACCAGGGATCAGTTCTAGTTGTGCAAGATGTAGGTTGACAGACCTTTAACCACACAACTAGAAGTTGTCCCAAGAGAATTAATTTTTTAATTTTAATTCTAATAACTTAATTCTTTTATCCATTAGTTGAATAAGTTCATTATTATCTTTTATCATTTCAAATAAATCTCTAATCATTATTAAAGTCTGTTTATCTGACATTTTAAAAGTATCTGATAATGTTTCAACATCAATTTTTTTATGTCTATTCATAAATCAAATATAATGCTTGACAATCCTATTGTCAAGTGCTAATTTTAATTATGCAAAAAATAAATAACCAGAAAGGAAATATGACTAAAGAACGAAAGATAACACTTAACTCTGAAAAGAGAAAAGTGATTGCCGACCAATTTCAATCTTTTTACGAAGATAAAGTAAAAGATAAATTGATACAAGCAAAAGAACAATATGACTTGATGAGAGAAAAGGCAAAAGAAAAAATTAATCAAGTTGTAAGATTTCATCAACCACAAGAAGATGTAGATACAATTAGGTCTATGATAAAAAAATACAATAGGTCAGGTGGCGAGTTGTATGAAGATAATTGTTTCTATGTTTCAAGACCAATTATGAAAGTTGATGATGAGGGTAGAGAATATGAAGCAAATGATGAAGTTCATATTAGATTTAATATGGGTAGAAACTTTGCAAGAGCATACTATCGTGATGAATTGAAAGCAAAAGGGTTAAACCCAGATTTTCAATTATCAATCAATGATGACTACTCTAAAAGAAATCCAAAATATTACAATGATGAAAGTGCATGTAATAAATTTTTAGGTTTCAATACATCTTCTAATGATGATAAGTCTATAACTACTCCTTATTCAAAGTGGGAAAATGATTTTCAGCTTTGGACTATTGGTAGTTCTTATTGTCATTCAAGACAATTTAGAGTTGATGAGAATACTATGAATTTCTTTAAGATGTATGTTTCAAGTGCCGACAATGTAATTAAAGAACATCAACAATTATATAGTTATGTTGAGGGCAAGATGAAAACTTTAAGATTAGGTTTAAAATCTTATCGTACTTTT